GCTCGACTTCGAGGGTGTGCCCTTGGTGCTCGGCGCCGAATTTGAGCGGGTACTTCATCGACGGAAACGCGAGCTTGCCGCGCTCGTCCACGTTCAGATTGAGCTTGCCCTGCGCGTCAACGGGCTTCACGTCGGGCTGGCCCTTGACCATGAGCGCTTCGCGCAGGCCGGGGCACACCAAGTCCAGCGCGTGGTTCGACGCCTTCAATCGCAGGCGAACGTCCAGCGCGGGCACCTTCTTGTCGCCGTGGATCTCGATGCGCGACTGGCTGTGAACGAGGGTGTGGCTGGTGGTGGAGCGGATCTCGAACATGGTTGCCCTTCAGTCGGTGGTGGTGTTGGTGGCGTCCTCGACCTTCACGCCCTTGCCGACGTGCTCGATCAGGTCGTCCTGGCTGGCGACAGTGGCCTGGTAGACCTGCGCGACGTGGCGCAGCGCCTGAGCCGCGCTGACGGCGCGCACAAGGCGCGGCGCATCGGCGGGCGCTGCAACGCGCGTGGTGACGATGTAGATGCGGTTCGCAGCAGTCATCACTTGCCCTCCTGCGCCAGCTCGGCGTCACGCGCGCGGAAGGCCGAAATCAACTGATCCTTGTCGTCGCCATCGGGCAGGTCGCGCCACTCGTCGGCCATCAGATGCAGGATTTCGCGATCCTTGGCCTCCTTCGCGCGCTTGATCGCTGTTGCGAAGTCGAATGCAGGCTTCGCTCCTTTCTTGGCGACGGCGCCCTTGGCATCGGTCGCTGTGTCGGTGGACGTGATCTCGCCTGTGCTGGGATCGACAGACTCTGGATCGGGCCGAACGGTGACGAAGTCGCCGTCGATCACGGCGTTCAGGCCCTGGTCGGTGGCGTTGGACACGCTGATCGCGTTCTGCAGCTCGATGCTTGACGGCACGTACTTGAGCACCTGCAGGAGCGCGACCTTGCGGCCGTACATCTCGAAGTTGTTGTCGTTGGCCAGCGCGTAGTGACGGCCACCGACCTTGTTGTACTGCTTCAGGTGCTTGTTGACCTTGGCGCGGCTCCAGACCTCGATGACGGGCAGCGCCGCGTCCTTCACGCGGCCGATGGCGTACACATGCGTCCACTGCGCGCCGTCGGGGTACGGCTCGTCGGACGGCTTGTGCTTGCAGAACGGCGCGTCACCCAACTCGTACTCGAACTGGTCGCCGTCGTCCTTGAAGACCACGCCGGTCCAGACGGTGGCGCGACCGCTGCGCGCGACCAAGTCCACCAAGCCTTTCCAGCCTGGTACGAAGGTGCAGGTGCCCTTGTACGGGATCAGGTAGCCCTGGCCGTTGATGCCGGGTTCCAGGCCGAGTTGCGCGGCCGTCATGATCGAGCCGGCGATGCTCTGCGAGCTGCATTCTTGCAAGTCGCGGTTCGACGAAAACGCGGTCAAGGCCAGACGCGTCATGCGGTCGGCGTTCATGTGCTTGGGCAGCGCAAGCGCGAGTTGCGGCTTGAGCTTGTCCATGAACTTCGAGAAGGCGGCCACGGCCGATGCCGGCTTGTCGCCCGCGGTGATCTTGTCCAGGCTGGTGGTGGTCATTGCTTGTCGCTCTCAGGTTGGTTTTGCGCTGATGCCCAGCGCGGCAGTTGCACGATCTCGATGCCGGCGCTGTAGCCCGGCCAGGTGTCGGTGCGTTGACACTCGGCGAAGCGCGCCAGCAGTGCGCGGTTCTCGACGGCCGCAGCGGCACGTTCTTCGTCGGTCAGCATCACGGCGCACGCGGCGAAAGGCCACGCGTCTTCGACGGCCACGAACACGAAGCCCATGACCTCGACGCCGGCCGCGCGCGCGTAGCCTTCTGTGTACCACGCGTCCTGGTACTGGTACTCCATGCGCGCGATTTGGCGCACGAAGCCAGATGGCGATGCGTCGCCGCAGGTCTTCACGTCCAGCAGCACGGCCGCCGGATGATCGCTCGTGCCGCAGACGTGCGTCCAGTCTGGCCGGCAGCGGCACAGCACGCCGGTGGTCGGGTCGCGCCAGAAGGCCGAGCGCTCGGCCTTGCCTTTGGCAAGGATCGCGGCCACGTCGGTGATCGAGCGCACCGACAGCGCCTGCGCTTGCGCGATGTCGTACTCGTCGGGCTTGATGAGTGTCAGGCCCTTGGGCTGCGCTTCCTCCCACTCCTTCCACGCCTTGAGGCGCCGATCGCTGACCGGCCCGACCGCGTAGCGCTTGTGGAACTCGTCGGGTTCGAGGATGAGACAGTGCGCGAGGTTGCCCATGAGTTGCGAGCTGGTCGGCTCGCGGCGTGGGCGCTGCTCGTCCAGGTGCAATGCGTGGTAGTGCAGGGGCGAGCGCGCGAAGTCGCGCAGACCAGTGTTCGACAGCGCGGGATGCGCGTGGTACTCGTTGATCGGCATGTCGTCGATCACGTATTCGTCGGCCGCGGGCTTGAGAACGGCGTTCATAACTGACTCCGCTTCGCCGCTTCGTCCACCATCGTCAGCGCGTCGATGGCGCCGCGGTGGTAGCCGGCGGCAAACGCGTGACCCACCAAACGGCGCACTATGTCATGCGAAACACCGATCGGGCGCAGCACGTTGAGCATGTCCTGCTGCATGGGCTCGGACAACCAGTTGACGCGCGCCATCGTCATCGCGGTTTCCACGTTCAAGCGGTCTTCGTTCACGGCATCCACCCCTGCGACTTGGCCCAGCCGATCAACGCCAGCGCAAGCAGCGGGATCAGCGCAACGGTTGCCTCGCTCAGCATGCGAGCGAGGCGGTGGCGGCTCAGGCGATGGCGCGTGGGGCGGGGGGCGCGGTACGCAGAGCTGCGCGGATCGCGCGGCACGTTGAATGCCGCGTCGAAGGCGGCGCGCGCGCGACTCATCGCCGGACCCTTCGACGCGTCTGGTGCATCAACGCACTTGGCCCAGCGATGAAGCGCCACGTGTCCCGCAGCACCAGCCGCAGCTTGCGCATCACCCCGCCGCCCACCGGCACGGGGCGCGAGCGCAGCGGAGCTAGGCGCGGCCCCGACGGCGCTGCACGGTCGCTGGCGCGCGTGTAGATCGGCGCCGCATGCCAGTCGGACAGCGAGCGGTTCGTCACGAGTTCTTCCTCGCGCTCGGCTTCGCCCTTGGGCACGAGGCGCAGGTCGGGGCGCGTGCCGGGCCAGTTGTGTTGATGCTGTGGGTCGCGACTCACTGCTGCCATACCTCCGGCAGTTGCAGCACCGCGAGCACGAGCGCGCCGAGCACGCCCACGCCCACCGCCCACCACAGCAGGTCGGTCAAGCGCTCCGCACGGCTCGGGCCAACGTAGGTGATCGGGCTCGCGTACTCGGCGTCCTGAGCGAAGGCCCCGGCCGCGCCGTGCATCGAGCGTGCGAAGACGCGCGTGGTGGGCCAGCCGTCGGCGTCGAGCTGCTCGGGCGCGTCGGTCGAGCGCGCTTCGGCGAAGCGCGACTCGGCGTAGATGATCGTCATGCAGCCTCCACAACTTCGCCTGTCTGCGACAGGCTGTAGAACACGTCCGGCTTGATGCCGTCTTGACCGACGATGACGGCTCGTGCGTGCGTGATGCGCCACTCGTCGTCGCGGTGCGTCAGGAACAGCGCGCAGCCTTCTTTGCCTCGCGCCATGCCGTAGCGGCCCGGCGCGCAGGCGGTGCTGTTTGGTCCGCTGGCCGTGGCCGCACCGCTGTAGCCGCTGGCCGTGGCCGCACCGCTGTAGCCGCTGGCCGTGGCCGCACCGCTGTCGCCGCTGGCCGTGGCCGCACCTCTGTCGCCGCTGGCCGTGGCCGCACCGCTGTAGCCGCTGGCCGTGGCCACACCTCTGTCGCCGCTGGCCGTGGCCGCACCGCTGTAGCCGCTGGCCGTGGCCGCACCGCTGTCGCCGCTGGCCGTGGCCGCACCTCTGTCGCCGCTGGCCGTGGCCGCACCGCTGTAGCCGCTGGCCGTGGCCGCACCTCTGTCGCCGCTGGCCGTGGCCGCACCGCTGTCGCCGCTGGCCGTGGCCGCACCGCTGTCGCCGCTGGCCGTGGCCGCACCTCTGTCGCCGCTGGCCGTGGCCGCACCGCTGTAGCCGCTGGCCGTGGCCGACTTGTTCTTGCCGCTCGTGCTGACGCTGTGCCAGTCCTTGTCGGTCACAGCGCCTTCATCAGGCGCGCAGCGCGCAAGCACCCACTCGACCGTCTTGGTTATGAGATCAGGCAAGCCAATCTCAGCCTTGACTGTCAGAGACGCGGCAGCGATCTTGCTATCGTCGGCGTGGCGCGAGATGGCGCCCGACGCGCGCACGATCGCGAAGCGGCTTGTGTTCGGCGGGTAGTACGCAAGCACGTCGAGAGGGCGCTCGCATGCGTGCAGACCGCTCTCGCACGCTTCGACCTTACCTTCGTGCTTGTAGGTGCCGCCGACGGCGTACTGCATGCCGCGGCACTTCATGTTGGCGTCGAACCCCTTGTAAAAGACACGACTCACAGCCCGCCCTCCATCGCCTCGTCACGCCGGCGTTCGTAGGCCTCGTCTGGATCGGGGCCATCTTCGAGTTCGCCCTCGTCCTCGGCCGCTTCGAGCGCGTAGTCAGCCTGCGCCTGCGCGAACTGACACGCGAGCACCGACAGCAGCAGCGAGGCCTGGACCTTCACGTCGCGGCCCTGCGCGGCGTCGCGCAGCAGGGCGGCCAGTTGCGCGCCGTCGATCTCGTTGTGCAGCAGATCGGCGATCGACCGTTGCTTGATCGGCAGGCCCGGCGTGGGCACCAGCTCAGCAGTGTCAGGCCCGAGCGCGGCTGCGATGAAGCGCGCCTGCAGCTCGCTGGCCTTCTCGGCGTGAAGCGCGGCACGGCGCGCCACGCGGTCAAGCCTCGCGTCGTAGGTGCGCTCTTGCGCGCGGGTAAAGTCGAGCGCGCGCATCATGCGGCCTCCAAAATCATTCGAAGCACAAACTCGACTGCGTTGTCTTGCAGGCGCGCACTGACTGGCTGCAGCGCATGCCCGGCCGCATCTCTGGCCGCTTGCCAGGCCGCATGCCCGGCCGCATCTCTGGCCGCAGCCGCGTTGTCATTGACCGCTCTGAGCGTCGGCGTAAGCGACAAGCACTGCGCAAAGTCTGTGATCTGTGGCAGCGCCTCGAGCGCCGCGGCTTGCGTGTCGAGATTCGCGGCTCGGAGCCATGCGGGCGTGTAAACGCGGATGAGCCAATCCGCAGCCATCACTGCGCGGCGTTGCTCGACTGCGGGCGTGCTGCGCGTGCCGACGATAAGCGGCACCAGCGGCTTCAGCAAGCGGTCACGCTCGGCATCGTTGGGCAAGCCGTCGTTCCACGCAACCATGAAATCCTTGATGACCGGACATGCGCATTGCGGCGCATCGCTCCACGGCTCGCCGGCGACGTAGGCCACGGCTTCCATGACGCACATGCCGTGCTCAAAGTCGTCGTGTGAACCTGACTTGAGCGACAGCGCTCGAACTTGCGCAAGACGCTCCGCAACAGTTGCCAGTGGCAGCAAGGCGCTCATACGGCTTCACCCTGCGCGCGGCGACCGAGTTTGGTGAGCGGCGGCAGATGCCAATGCGTGCCGTACCGACAGTGGCGCACATGGTCAATCCGCTGCATGTCCTTGCGCTGCACGATGATGTAAACGTAGTGGTCATCTCGCTTTACGCCGATTTCGTCCGCCTTGCCGGCGCGAATCAAACGCTGCGCGTGTTGCTTGGTGATGATGCTCATAGCTGTGTGTGCTCCGGTAGGGTGGTGACGCGATGAGTAAATTCTAGCCATCTGCTAGGCTAAGTCAAGCCATCTGCTAGACGATCTTGTAGGTGTTTTCCCTAGTAATGCACATCTAGCCTATCGCTAGACTATGGTGCATGAGCATCACACCGAAAGAACGCGTCGAGGTCGCTGCGCAAGTTGGCATCAACGAGCAGTACCTGTACCAGTGCCTGACCGGCAAGCGCGACATGGACGCGGTAGAGGCGGCGCGCGTAGAGCGCGAATCAGGAGGCCGCGTAAAGCGGTGGCATTTGCGCCGCGACTGGGCAAGCGTTTGGCCGGAGTTGGTCGGCGGGGAAGGGGCACCGGGCGCCGCTGCGCCGACGTAAGCATGACCAGAGGCATTGCTACCATCGCCGACCTGCGCGCCCGCAGCGTTGTCGATCCGGTCACGCGTTGCTGGCACTGGCAAGGCGCAATTGCGAAAGATGGCTCGCCGCGGCTCTGGACGTTTGACTATTCGATCTGCGACAAGCGCTCGTGTCCTGGCGCAAGGGCCGCGTTTATGATCGGCTACGGCCGCGCTCCGCGTGGCTTGGCGTATCGCTGCTGCGGGTCGGTGGATTGCGTCAACCCGGTGCACGTAAGCGAGGCTCCTACGCGGGCCGCCATCGGCCTGTTCATCCGCTCCTTGGGCCGGCGCAAGGGCACGCATGTCCAAGCGCGTCGCTGCAATTTGGAAAAGGCGTATGCCGCGCGTGGCGTGGTGCCGACGCCTGCGGCTGCCGTCTTGGAGATCCGCGCCGCTGATGCGAGCGTGACGAACGTATCGCTTGCGGCGAAGTTCGGCATCGCACACAGCACGGTCAGCGCGATTCGGTTGCGTAAGGCTAGGGTGGGGGTGGTGGCATGAGAGGCCACGAGGAGCTGATTGCGCTGCGTCGGCGCGGTCTGTGCCCTCCGATGGTGTGGGTGCACGATGGCTACTTCTATCCTGACCGTCATTGGCGCTATCTGCGCGACTGCGGCGAGCTGGGCGACAACATCGAGATCGACATTGCCGACGATCCCGCTCGGCTGGATCTGCGCTGGGCGAAGGGCTTGTGGGTCAACGTTCAGGGCGACGACGAGCGTCGCGTCGGTCGTCTTGCTCGCTGCCTTGCCGATGCTGGCGCCCGGCGCGTGGTTGCTGCGTGGCATGAGATTCACCTGCGACCGAACGGCGAGTGGCATTGCCCTGCGCAGCGCATGACGTTCAGCAACGATGAGCTTTCGCAGTGGCCCGCGTGATCGAACCAGACTCCATCGACTACGCGGCTTATGAGCGCGCTACAGAGACACGCGTGAAGGTGCGCAAGGCGAGTGTGTTCGGCGACGCGCTGAAGGCGCACTTTGCGCTGCGCGATGGGCAGAGCCGCCACGCTGGCATGACGAGCACGAAACTGCGCGGGTTGATCGAGTTCCGGCCAGGCGAGGTAACCGCCTGGGCCGGCTACAACGGCCACCGCAAAAGCATGTTCGCCGGCCAGGTGGCGCTCGATCTCGTCGATTCCGACCAGCGTGTTCTGATCGCAAGCATGGAGATGCAGCCCGAGCGCACCTTGGGCCGCATGGCTCGGCAGGCAAATGGGGGGCGGCACCCTGCGCCGAATTGGGTCGATCAGTTCATGCGATGGACAGACGATCGGCTGTGGCTGTTCGATCACATGGGCCGCATCACTCCTTCGGCATGCTTGGCGGTGTGTCTGTACTTCGCCGAAGAGCTGAAGGGCCGGCATGTGTTTATTGACTCGATGATGATGGTGTGCCGGAGCGAGGAACACTTAGACGAGCAGAAGCAGTTCGTGACCGACCTTTGCCGGCTTGCACAGGAATCCGGCCTGCATGTGCATCTCATCACGCACTGCCGCAAGCCTCAGACGGGCGAGGAAAGGCCACCGTCAAAGTACGACATCCGCGGCGCTGCTGCGATCAGCGATCAGGTGAGCAACGTCATCACCGTGTGGACGAAGAAAAACAAGAAGGAGGAAGCGCAGGCCGAGCCGGACGTGTTGATTGGCGTTGAGAAGCAGCGGAACGGCGCGTGGGAGGGCAAGGTCAAGCTGTGGTTTGACGATGCTTCGCTGCGCTTCTGCGACGAGCAGCCGAGCGTCTTTGCGCCGGTGCGTGCTTATGACCTGGGGGCGCTGTGACGAAGAAGACCGACGCCTGGATGCCGCTGTACGTGGCTGACTATCTTGCCGACACAAGCCGTCTGACGACCGAGCAGCATGGCGCCTATCTGCTCATTCTTATGGACTATTGGCGCAATGGCCCGCCGCCAGACGACGACGCGGTGCTGTGCTCGATCACACGCATGCAGCTAGTGGCATGGAAGCGAGCTCGGCCGGCTCTGGTCGGCTTTTTCTCAATGATCGATGGCTTCTGGCGGCAGAAGCGCGCCGATGCGGAGAAGCAAAGCGCAGCTGATGTGAGTAGCAAACGCAGCTTATCCGGTAAGCAAGGCGCTGGCAAGCGGTGGGGCAAAACAGATGGCATACCGATGGCAAATGCTATAGCAAACGATATAGCAAACGCATCGCAAAACGATGCACCTACACATTCACATTCACACTCTCCTTCGGAGAGTAAACCCCCCAAACCCCCCAAGGGGGCGGGACGGAGCGGCACGGTTCACGAGTTTCCGCCGGGATTCGATCGGTGGTGGGAGGCGTACCCGAAAAAGGTCGGCAAGGACGCAGCAGCAAAGGCTTTTGCCAAGCGCAAGGTCGATGAATCGCTCTTGGTTGCGATGCTTCAGGCACTGGCCCAGCAGCGGCAGTCCGAGCAGTGGCTGCGCGAACGCGGGCGGTTCATACCGAACCCCGCGACCTGGCTGAACGAAGGGCGTTGGCAGGACGAGAGCGGCTGTGCGGACTACGATCCGATGGCGGGCGCGCTGTGATCGCCTTCACGCTACCCTGGCCGACAAGCGTCAACTCGATGTGGCGCAAGCCGCGCACTGGTGCCTTTGCTGGCCGCATGCTGCTGAGCCACGAAGGGTGCCAGTACCGCAAGGCAGTGGCTCAATCCGTGATGCTTCAGGGCGGGCCATCGGTCAGGCAGGAACGCATCGCCGTAGACATCGAAGTACGGATGCCGGACAAGCGGCGACGCGACCTGGACAACTTGCCGAACACGGTGCTTGACGCGCTCACGCGCGCTGCCGTTTGGGCCGATGACAGCCAGTTTGATGACCTGCGTGTGTGGTTCAGCGATCAACCTCGCGGCGAGCGCGAGCGGGACGCGGATGGTGAGCCGGCCAAATGACTTGGGCAACGAGTGCGCGCGAACGTATTTCCACGGCGGAGGCAGGGGCCTCATGTTCGAGCGCGGCTTTTCCACGGCGGCGTGGGGCGTGCATGGCTGGGTGCTGGTCGGTTGCCAGCAGGTACATGGCCCACCGCGCCGGATCGGGCGAACGGTGGCCGCGCTCGTACTTGCTCCAGCGAGTAGCTCCGCCGAGCTGCACAAGCGCGGCGGCCTGCGCCTGCGAGTGGCCTGCGGCCAGGCGCGCGGTGCGCACGGCTTGCGGCGTGGGCGCGGGCAGGTGGTCGAGCAGCTGCAGCGCGATGGCGGCGCACGCGGCGTCAGCGCGGCGGGCTGGCATAGATCTCTCGCGCTTCGCGCAGCAGGCGCTGCACCATGGCCGCGGCGTTGTGACCGTGCTTCGGCTCCAGCGACTTAATGACCTGGCACTCGTTGTTGGCCAAGCCGCGTGCGCCTATGGTGCCGGGCGGCACGCTAAAGCGCACGAGCAGGCCGGTGTCGTGATGGGCGGTCTGCGCGGCGGCGTCGATGCACCATCGATGTTGCCACTTGTAGTGCTTGTTCGTCATGCTTTTCCTCGGCGGACGGGTGGGTTACCGCAAAAAGAGCGCCGGCAGCCGGCCGGCGGCGGTCATGACGTGACGCCCACAGCGTGCGAAATGGCGCGTCCGAGCACGAAACCGGAAGCGATGCACGCGCAGAGGACTAAAATCATTTTGCAACCTCCTAAGAGTGCCGGCGGGCGGCCGGTGGCGCTATCGATCAATCGATATTTTGATTACAACGTAAAGCGTGATACATGCAAGTGGTCGACGTGCAGACAAACCAGCACACCGTTGAGGCCTCGCCTTAATAGTGCTGTTATGGCGCTTTGCGCAACCTTGACGCCAGTGCGTCAAGCACCGCCGCGCGCTTTTGCGTCAAGCACAGCAGGTCAGCGTACAGGCCGCCAGGCACGTCCGCGGTGCCGGCAGCCCAGCGCTGCATTGTGCGGATGGATACGTCTAGCTCACGCGCCAACTCGGACTGCCAGCGAGGGCCGTACAGAGCGTTGCCGCACTCGTGCAGCAGCCGGCTCACGAAAACGCGACCCAACTCAACTTCGTGCTGCTCGACCGTACTTCGCCCCACCACCGGCCAGGCACAAAACGGTTGTACAGCGTATAGCGCCCTTCGCCGTTCGGCAGCATCGTTTTGACTGCGCGGCGTCCAATCCGCTTTGCGCCAATCAACGTTTCTGCATAGCCGACGACTTTGACGTCGTTGCTGTCGTTGCTAACACTGATGGTGTAAGTCTTGATCATGAGCATGGCCTTTCTGCCGATTGCGCATCGGCCCTGTGCCGATGCGATGACGTAAATATACGCCACCAATCGCGTTCTGTCAAGCAGGTGCGCGACGATGCCAATCGTGCTTTGTGAAAGCGTGATTAACTTGGTGCTGCCGTACCCCACGAGCGCTAATCGCTACTGGCGCCCTGTCAAGGTCGGCAAGCACGTCGCGATCGTGCCGACGAAAGAAGCCAAGGCGTATCGCCAAGCGGTGGGCTGGCAGGCGAGGGCGGCTGGCGTGAAGCTGATCACTGGCCGCGTCAGCGTCGAGATCGAGCTGTACCCGCATCGCCCCCAGGACTGGCAAAAGCGCCAGCGCGAGCGCGGAGATGCGTGGGACGACACCGTGCAGTGCCTGGACCTGGACAACGCCAACAAGGTGCTGCTGGACGCGCTCAAGGGCGTGGCGTTCGACGACGACAAATGGGTGCGCAGCCTGTCGAGCCGGCGCATGGAGCCCGACGCCAAAGGCGCGCGCGTGGTGGTGAGCATTGCGCCTGTCGCCTACGTGCAGCCACAGATCGGCCTTGAGCTGCCGGCGCCACCAGATCTCGCGCGCGAAGCAGCGCTTGCGTTCTGACGGCCATGCAGTTCGCAATTCGCGCTTTCGTTATCGCCTGCGGCGTGGCTTTGGTCATCGCTGCAGTGGCGGCGTCGCGCGAGGTCATGCGCCAGCAGCGCGAGTGCGATCGCAGCGGCGGCGTGATGGTGCGCATCGACAACGGCGCGCGCAAATGTGCCAACGTGGTACGCAGGCCGATGACGTGATGCGCACGGTGACGCTTATCAACGGCCAATCCGTTGCAAGCGACAGCCAGCTTCGGCTGTGGCAGTGCCTGGCGCGCCATGTCCTGGCCCTGCCGTTCGAGCAGCGCCGGCCAGCCAATCAGAGCCGTCACCCCCTATTGGGTCCTTCCGGACCCATGCACACGGCGGGTAATTCGGCCCCCGAAAAAACGCTAGTGGGTGGTTGCGGCGAAAGTCCGTGCGCTAGTCCGAAGCCGGGTCTCGGACGGCAAGACTGAGCGCCCCAGACACATGGCGGTCGAGCTTCTCTCGTTTTCGGCGTACGCGCGGCATCGCGGGTGCGACGAAAAGGCCGTGCGCAAGGCCGTAGCGCAGGCCCGGATCACGGCGATCGAGCGGCACGGCCGACGGCTGATCGACCCCGAGGTGGCCGACATCCAGTGGGCGAAGAACACCCGCGCCCGCGTGCGGCCCAAGGCTCCCGCGGCGGCGACATCGGCGCCAGGGCAGGGTGCGATGCTTGCGGCTGGGACAAGCTCGGCCAGCGGCGCGGCAACGGCGGCTGCCGCGCCGCCTGTCCTAACCAACTACGACAGCGCCAAGACGCGCCAGGCCATTGCCGACGCCATGCGCGCCGAGCTCGAGGTCGGCCGCATGGCCGGGCGTCTGGTCGACCGCGGTCGCGCCGAGCGTGCCGCGTTTGACGCCTTCCGCGAGCTGCGCGACGCGATCTTTGCCGCGGCTAAGTCGCAGGCCCGCAAGGTCATCGGCCTGTCCGACGTCCGCGAGGTCGAGCTTGCGATCGAGGACGAGCTGCGCGTTGCGTTTGACGGATGGGAACAGCGAACCGCCGCACGCATCGCGGAGGCTGCGTGCTCATGAACCTCGCCGACGGCTACGCCGCCATAACCGAAGCCTGCGTGCGTGGTGCCCGCCCCGACCCCGAGCTGCGCGTGGACGAGTGGTCGGAGCAATTTATGGTGGTGCCCAAGGACGCTGCCAAGCCCGGCCGCTACCGCATTGCGCACACCCCGATGGCGCGGCGCATCCTGCAGGTGCTGTCGCCGCGGCACCCGGCGCGCCGCGTCGTCGTCAAGGGAGCGTCGCAGATGCTGAAGACGCAGGTCGCGTTGAACTGGCTGATGGCCAGCGCGCACCGCGCCCCGGCCAACATGCTCGTGCTCGAGCCCACCGACAGCCTGGCCAAGCGCCTGTCGGCGCGCGTGCAGAAGTGCATCCGCGACGTGCAGGACAAGGACGGCCACCACGTGCTGCGCCATGTCTTCGCCGCGCCGCGCAGCCGCGACAGCCGCAACACCGTGTTTGCCAAGGACTTCGAGGGCGGCACCATGTACCTAGCCACCGCCGGCAGCGCCGCCAACCTGGCCGAGATTCCGGCGCGCTACGTCTACATCGACGAGGCCTCGCGCCTTGAGGAGAGCGTGGACGGCGAGGGCGATGTCATCGCCCTGGCCGAAGCACGGCAGACCACCTTCGAGAGCAACAGCAAGCTGCTCATCACCAGCTCGCCGCTCGATCCCGGCGACGCCACCGACCAGCAGTTTGATCGTGGCACCCGCGAGGCCTACCTCGTGCCGTGCCCAAACTGCGGCCACCACCACGAGCTCGTCGTCGAGCACTTTCGCTACGAGCGCGACCCCGACAACGGCTTCATGGCCCGCGCCTGGTTCGTGTGTCCCGAATGCGGCGCCGACATCGACGAGAGCCACAAGGCCGCGATGCTGCGCGACGAGCTGCTCGGCGGCACCGCCTACTGGCACGCCGCGAGCAGCGGCGATGGCGAGACGCTGAGCTTCCACGTCAGCGCGTTTTACGCGCCCGTCGGCAGCGTCAGCTGGCTTAAGCTGGCGCGCGAGCTGGCCCACGCGCGGGTGCAGCACGAGCGCGGCAACCCGCAACCGCTGCAGGTCTTCTACAACACGCGCCTGGCGCTCAGCTGGACCAACACCGAAGAGCAGACCACCGCGCAGCAGCTGCAGGCCCGCGCCGAGCTGGCGCCGCGCGTCGTGCCCGACTGGGCCCTCGTCGTCACCATGGCGGCCGACACGCAGATCAACCGCATTGAGGCCCAAGTCGAGGCATGGGGACCAGGCCTTCAGCATGCCGTCATCGACCACCATGTCTTCATCGGCTCGCCCACCATCCCGCCCGACGACCCCTCTAGCCCGTGGCACAAGCTTGACGAGTACCGCCGAACCCCCTGGGCGCATGCGAGCGGCGTGCCCATCTATGCCAGCGTTTATGCCGTCGACTCCGGCGGCGCCAACACGCAGGATGTCTACAACTACGGCAGCGCGCGCGTGCAGCACGGCTGCCTCGTCGTCAAGGGCGCGAGCGCCTACAACAAGCCCATCATCAGCAGCGCGCCCAGCAAGGCCGACATCGACTGGCAGGGCAAGCGCGTCGAGGGCGGCGTGCTGCTGTGGACGATCGGCACCGACACCGCCAAGGACCACCTGCACAACCGCATGCGCCTCACCGAAGGATGGGGCAGCATGCATTTCGCCACCTCGCTGGATCTCGGTTGGTTCGAGCAACTGCTCGCCGAGGCACCCAAGCGCAAGCGCACCAGCGGCGGCATCGTCCGGCGCGTCTGGGTCAAGCGCAACGAGGGCGACCGCAACGAGGCGCTCGACATGGCTGTCTACAACCTCGCGTGCGCGCACCACCTGGGCCTGCACAAGTGGTCCGCGCAGGACTGGCAGCGCCTGCGCATGCGCCTGGGCGTCGATGCCCCGCGCACGCCCGATCTCTTGGTGCAACCGTCGGCAGCCAGCGAGTCCGCGCGCGTGGCCGCACAGCTCGCCAGCGGGGCCGACCCGGCCCACGCGGTCGTCGTCCCTCCACCTGCGCCGCAACTTCCACCCACCGCCGCCGCGCCGCCTCGTGCGCGCCGCCTCATCTCCAGAGGGCAATACTGATGATGCCGACCTCGCAGCGCGCTGCACCCCCGCTCAGGCTCGCCAGCGCCGCCGACCAGCGCCGCGACGAAGAGCAAGACCTTGACGACGACGCGCCCGTCCCGGCCAGCGGCGAAGCCCAGCTCAAGCTGGCGAGCCTGTCCCGGCGCGACGCCGAGCTTGACGAGCTGTGCGAGCGCTTGGCCTGGTGGGTGCACACGCGCAAGCTCTTCGGTGCGCCGCGCGGGCCTGTCTCGCTGCTTGGCCAGATGCGCACCGGCACCCGTCCCCTCAAGGGCGACGGGGCCGGCCATGATGCCGCGTGCCACTCGCTGCTCGCAGCTCTATATATCGCGATGACGCAGCAGCCGCCCGACGATTTCGACCGCCGCATCTTCGAGATGCACTACCTACACCGCGTCGTCAACATCAAGAGCGCCGCCGCCGCGCTCGGCATCGGTCGCCAGCATTGGTACACAAGGCTGCGCAACTTCCGCCGCCGCATCCACCAGGTGGCCGCCGAGATCGAGGCCCACAACCTAGCCGAGCGCGAGGCCTTCGAGCGGCGCCGGTGACGATCGCTGCCGCAGTCTTCGCCGCGCACCCTCTGGGCGCCTGTGGTCCGCGCGCGCGAATACGTGCATCTCAGGCGATGGGGTGGCGCAATACAACACGCAACCGCGCTGCGTCAAGCGCCGCGGTGTCGCATGCGCATGCGACAACAAAGTGCTTGCCGGCATGCGACACATAGGCCCAGAATCAGGTCACTTTCAGCTAGGTCGTGGAACTCCGGCGGCAAAGAAGAACCCCTGCAAGCCATAGCGCAACCACCACGCTGAATCACAGTTTGCTTCTCTCGTTGGGAACCGTCCAGCGTTCAGAAGGCCCCGCGGCGCAAGCCCGGGGCCTTCTTCTTTGCACCGCCACATCATGTTCGCCGCCGGCGCCAATCCCTTCACGCAGATCCGCAAAGACCTGCTCGCCTTTGAGAAGCAGCAGCGCTTCGGCGTCATCGTCGCACTCACAAAGACCGCGCAGGACGTGAAGGCTGCCGAGATCGCCGAGATTGACCGCGCGATCGACCGTCCCACGCCGTACACGCGCGCAGCGGTGTACCTGCAGCGCGCCACCCGCGAGCGCCCCGTTGCCGCCGTCGGTCTGAAGGACGATCTCACCTACGCGGCGCCCGGTCACCAGCCCGCCAACTACCTGCAACCGCAGATTGACGGTGGGCAGCGCAACATCAAGGCGTTTGAGAAGCTGCTTCAGCTCGCCGGCCTCATGCCCGCCGGATGGAAAGCCGTACCCGGCGCCGCGGCACGCCTTGATCAGTACGGCAACGTTAGCCGCGGCCAGATCGTTCAAGTGCTGTCGCAGTTGCGCCTGCAACGCACCGCCGGCTACACCCGCAACCTGCCACTGCGCCAGCGCCAAACGTTGCGCGGGCCAGACGGCAAGCTGCTGCCGCTGACAGCGGAGCAGAAACGCATCAACGCTGCGCGCAGCCGAGCTTTCGCCCGCGCCGGCGGCCGGTTTTTTGTCATGCGAGCCGGCGAGTCGCCAAAGATCCCGCCAGGCATTTATCAGCGGCAAGTGCTCGGCCGCAAGGCGTTCGGGCCCAACAGCCCGTTTCCGAAGGCTGTATTCGTGTTCGTCACGCGCGCAACGTACCGTAAACGCTTCGATTGGTACACGGTAGCCGAGCGCACCATTGAAGCGCGCCTGTTCTTCCACCTCGACGCCGAGATCGCCAACGCGATCGCCACTGCGCGCTGAGACCATGCCCGCCACGTACCAAGGCCTCACTCTTGAAGAGTGGCAGACCGAGGTCGTCAAGCTTACGGAGGCGCGCGATATGGTCCTGCGCAGCCAGGACTACACCGTCAGCGACGGCACCGTGCAGCGCCGAAACCGCCGCGCTGAACTCGATGTGATTTCTGCCGACCTCAAAGCCGCGCGCTTGGCGGTCGACCGGCTGCAGCAGCAGGCCGCCGGCACGCGGCGCATCCACAACGTCGTCCCGCGCTAGGCCATGTCCTACGTCCCCACAGCCTTCGAGCGCGCGCTCGCCAAGGTGGCACCCGGCGCGGCCACATCGCGCATGGTCAGCCGCGTGCGCTTCGGCCAAGTCGCCAACGCCGGACGCGAGGCCAGCATGCTCGCCGGCGAAGGGCCCAAGGCCACCCAGCCCGAAGGCGCCTACGCCACCACCGGCGGCGGCGCCGGCGGCTGGTTCCGCCGCTGGTTCACCACCCCGCGCGACGCCGCCGCCGACACGCTGCCGCACCTCAAGGAACTGCGCGCGCAGTCACGCGACCTGGCGCGCAAGGAGCCGTATGCGCGCAGCGCGCTTCACACCAAGGCCAACCGCGCCGTCGGCACCGGCCTAGCGCTGTCAGCGCAGCCGCGCGCCGACATCCTCGGCTGGAGCGAGCAGCAACTGGCTGACTGGCGCGGCACCGTGCAAGCCGAATGGAGCCTGTACGCCGACAGCCCCGACAGCGACTGGCTCGGCCAGTCCAACGTGTACGATCAGCAATGGCTTGTACTCCTGTCCGCCCTGGAGAGCGGCGACAGTTTCACCGTCTTGCCGGACGCGGCCAGCCCCGTCTCCCACATGCCGTACCGGCTGCGCACGCAGCTCATCGAGGCCGATCGCGTCGGCAACCCGCTGAACGCGCCAGACACCGCCGAGCTTGGCGGCGGCGTGCGCCGCAGCCCAGGCCGCGTCGAGTACTTTGTGTACGACCGGCACCCCGGCTCCATGCTGCTGCGCGTAATCCCGCAGCTCTACTCCGGCCGCTGGATCGCAGCCGTGGGCGAGAGCGGCCGCCGCCGCATCCTTCACCACTTCCGCCTTGATCGGCCCGAGCAGCCGCGCGGCGTGCCAGATCTCGCGGCATGCATGGCGCTGTTCAAGCAGCTCGGCACCTACAAGGACTCCGAGATCAAGGCCGCGATCGCCAACGCGTTCACCGCGATGGTCATCGAGACGGAAAACGGCCAAGCCGCGCCGATTTTCGGCCTGCAAAACCCTGATCCTAGCGACCCAACGGCCATGCAAGCCACGCCGCAGACGGTCGAGGCCGGCCCGGCCGCCATCATCGGCCTAGTCAAGGGTGAGAAAATCGCTCCCTGGGATCCTAAACGCCCCAATGTCGCTTTTGCCGCCTTCGCCCAGGCTATCGTCGACCAGCTCGGCGCCGGTACGCTCATCGGCCCCGAAATTTTGGGCAAGAAGTTCAACACTAGCTACACGGCCGCGCGCGCCGCGTTCCTCGACGCATGGACGCACATCCGCATGCTGCGCCGCATGGTCGTCACTACCTTCTGCCAGCCGCTGTACGAAACCTGGATGTCCGAGGCCGTGGTGCTGGGCCGAGTCAAGGCGCCCGGCTTCTTCAAGGACCCGCTGCTGCGATGGGCCTACACTCGCGCCGCTTGGATCGGCGACAGCCAGGGCTCCATCAACCCGAAGGACGAGGTAACCGCCTTTGTGACCGCAATCGACGCGCGCCTGTCCACGCGCGAGCGCGCCACTTGGGAGTTGTACGGCGTGGACTGGACCGAGATCTACGGAACCCTTCTCGCCGAGCACCAGCAACTTAAGCGCGACGACATGCTGCCCGTGCCCAAGGCTGGCGCGGCGGCGCCAGCGGCCGCTGGCGCCGACGACAAGGCGCAGAAAGAGGACGCGCGAGCATGACCGCTCCCGTGCTCGGCGACCGCGGCGACCGCGTCGACCTGCTTATCCGCCAGGGCGCCACCTTCGGCCCGCACGAGATCACGCTCACCAACCCCGACGACACGCCTGTGGACCTCACCGGCGCCACCGTGCGCGCGCAGATGCGCCGCAAGGCCCTGACCACCGGCCTGCCGCTGGCAACCTTCGACACGCCGGTCACCGACGCTGCCGCCGGCGTGTTTACCCTCGGCCTGAGCGCCGCGGCCACCGCCGCGCTGGTCGCCGGCGAAGACCCTGCCAGCCTGGACAGCCGCGCCGTGTGGGATCTCGAGGTGCAAGACGCCACCGGCCGCGTGGTGCCCGTGTATTGGGGTAGCGTCACCATTCACCGCGAGGTCACCCGTCCATGACCGTGCTTGCCTGCCAGCCGTGCGTGGTGCGCACGGTGGTGCGCGCGCCTGCGCAGGTCAAGGCCGTGGTGCAGCCGCCGGCAGCTATCGTGGCGCGGCTGGTCAACGGGCAGGGGCCCAGCGGGCCGGCGGGCGCCGACGGCGTGGGCGATGCCAACCACCTGCACCCGCAGCCCGTGGCCGCCGCAGTGTGGGACATCACGCACAACCTGAGCAAGTACCCCAGCGTGACCGTCGTCGACAGCGCGGGCGACGAGTGCGAGGGAGCCGTCGAGTACCTTGGCGCCAACGCCCTGCGCGTCACCTTCTCGGCGCCGTTCGCCGGCACCGCGTACCTCAACTGACAACGTCGGAGCATCCGCATGTCACGCAAGTTCCTTGTTTCCATCGACCTGTCGCAAAACGAGCTGCAAAACCCGCGCATGGCTAACCTAGCCAGCGCGCCGAGCTCGCCTGTGGTTGGCCAGTTCTACTACAACACCACCAGCGGCCGCTTCGAGTATCGCGGCGCGTCGGCGTGGATCGATCCCGCCGCGCGCGCCAACCACAGCGGCACGCAGGCCGCCAGCACCATCAGCGACTTCGACACCCAGGTGCGCACCTCGCGCCTGGACCAGATGGCCGCGCCTACCGGCGCCGTGTCGCTGAACAGTCAGCGCCTGTCTAACGTGGCCGATCCGTCCAGCGCGCAGGACGCCGCCACCAAAGCCTACGTCGACGGCCTGGCCAACGGCACCGACTGGAAGCAGAGCTGCCGCTGCGCCAGCACCGCCAACATCGCCACGCTGTCCGGCCTGCTCACCATCGACGGCATCACTGTGGTAGCCAACGACCGCGTGCTGGTTAAGAACCAGAGTGCCGC